CATCAAAAAAATCGCTACCATTACCACTATTTCCCCATGCTTTTGAAGCTATTTGATGTAAACCATTTTTATTCCAAGTTAAAGTTAAGTCTTGTGATGGATAATCTGCTGTTTCAAAAGATGTTTCTTGTACTCCATTAATATATAGTTTTGCTCTATTACTTGAAGTTGCGTTAGGAGTATCTACTTGTAATACTATATGATACCAAGCATTAACATCTCTAAACAATCTATTAGTTGTTAATCTTAAAGGATAAGTATTACCACTAACACTATATTCAAAAATATCTAATTTATTATTTCCATCAAATCTAAAACCAAACTGGTCAGTAGAATATGCTGATACTACTTCTTGATGTCCACCACCTGTTCCTAAAGAACTTCTTTTTACCCACATAGAAATAGTAAATTGTTTTCTTTGTGTGTCTGTTGTGCTACTTGGTGTTCGTGTTATAAATGTATTAGCCATTAGTTAAATTGTCCCCCACCTGTTGCACCATAAGAAGATGTAAGTGAGAAACTTCTATCTGCTGTTTGACTTTCTGCATCTGTTGCTCTTATAGTAAAGTTGTATGTTGTTGCTGTTGTTGATGCTCCACCGAAATCGGTAGTAGTCAACGCACCTGTTGATGTGTTTAGTGTTACACCTGCACCACTTAATGCTGATGTAGTTTCTGAATAAGTTATAGCACTATCTGATGTTGCTGAAAGTGTTGCAAGTGTTCCAGAGAAATCTCCTGCAAAAGTTCCTAAATCTCCAGCAGCAGTATTCCATGTTGGTGCATCTGAAACTGTAAGTATTGTTCCAGATTGTACAGCTAAACCATTTGGATTTTCAATTCTAATTTTGTATTGAGCATCTACTGATAAAGTAACTACTGCTGTTAAAGATGTAGAGTTATTAAATGTAACTGTACTAGCAACATACCAAATACCAGTTGAAGGATTTAAAAATTCTACTTGAGGAATACTTTCAAAATTAGCACCTGTAATTGTAATAGTTGCTTGTGAATTATCTATTGTAGTTGGTGAGATAGAACTGATAGTAGGTTTTGTTTCTGCAACACCTGTAAGATTTGAACCATCTAAAGCAGGTAATTGATTAGAACCATCTGTCTTAACAAAGTTGTTAGCTGTGTTTGCTGTAGTGTAAACTGTAGCTATATCTCTTGCTTTAGTCATTGAGGATTACTCCTCACTAGGTGGTGTATAACCAGTTAATGCAGTTGCTTCAGCTTGTGTTAATCCCAAGTCTAATAGCTTTTGATTGCCACTAGCTTGGTCAGCTTTTCTTTGTTCTTTTTCATTTACTTCAGTAGCATTTAATTCTTCTATTTTAGAATTAATGTCTGCTTCAGAAATAACTGGTGTATCTTCCCAATCTATTGAATTGTAATCTGATGCGTCTTGCATAGAAAAACTTGCATTTGGATTGATTGCCATTATAGCTTTTGATATATCTGCCATTATACTACTACCTCTATTGCTGTTAATGTGTGTGGAACTCTAGTGTGCCAAGATGCTGTGTTGGTACTTCCAGGAGAACCAACATACATTGTAGTTGTGCCACAATCTTCTACTCTGTATCTTAAAGTATAAGTAATTGCTGAAGTTGTGTTTGGTACATCTACATAATGACCACTTAAAGTTTGTATATTTTCAGTACCATAAATAGCTTTTTGTTCACTAGCAGCAACACCACCAGGCGAACTTCCTGTAGCTGCCTCTTGTGATAAGTCTGTTGTTGAACCACCACTAATTGCTCGTCTTGGATAACAAGATGCGTTTGGAGAACTATTTTCAGAACTATAACCCCAAGCACATTGCATTAATAAAAGTATTTTTGAAGATGTACTTGATGGTGTAATTGTTAAATTTACTAAATCTATTGTTCCTGCAGAACTTCTAGTTTTCACAGTAGCATCTCTAGCTGTCACAAATTGATTTAATCCACCTGCTGAACCCCATGAAGGATTTGCACCTGTACCATTTGTGATTAATGCTTGACCTGCTGTTCCTGCACCTAGTCTTTGAAGACCAGAGCCATCACGATATAAAATATCGCCTTGTGTTGTTATTACTGTTCCTACATCAGTTCCATTAGTACCATTAGTACCTGCTGAACTCATTATATTCCAGTAAGCTGTTGCGTCACCTACTGCTTGTCCTGTACCTGCTTGAATACAAACGTATGAATTTCCATTGGCTGATACTACGTCATTTACAACATAAGCTGTTGAACCATTGTAAGCACCTTTCCAATTATATCGAATTGCTCCTAAATTTAATGTAGCCATGTTTAACCTTTATTGTTTTTTTTTATAATTATCTACGCACATTATTATATCGTGCATACCAATATGGTATTTGAGATACTAAATGTCATTCCAGATGCTCCAAAAATAACATCATCAAAACCTGCAAAATCAGATTCAGATAAATTATCTGCTCCTTCGTTAGTTGTAGTTACTATTAATTGACCATTGGAATTAGTATGAAATCCATATACTTCTGGGGAAGATGCTTTCTGATAAGTAAGAGCATTACCTGCATTATTAACAACTAAAGCATGTCCTGCTGTACCAATACTTGCAGGTGTATCTGTCAAATCATTAATTGATATATTAGCTAATTCAAATGTTCCGTATCCTACAATATCAACAACATCACCTGCTGCTAAAGCTGATGCAAATACTACAGAATTTCCAGATGTTGCTGTAACGTCTGTTCCTAATATCTGCTTAACTCCATTTAAAAAAATATCTATAAACCCAGCATCATATGCTAAAACTTTACTTGAAGCTTCCGAATATCCTGTACCAGATGCACCAGATAAAGTTGTAGGTGTTCCAGTAATATTATAAATAAATCTAGCTGCTGTACCATTTACTGTAGAACCAGCTGCAGCCCATCCACTAGATTTATAAACTTTTAATTCGTTTGCTGTTGTGTCAAAATATAGATCACCAACATTTAATGAACTGCTTGGTGCTGAACTTGCAATTCTATAAACGTCAGCAAAATTTTGTACTGCTGCTAAATTTGAAGAAACACTTGATACTGCTGCATGAGCATTTGCTAAATTAGTTAAATTAGTAATTCCTGCAAGTGTTGCCATATTTGTTACATTAGTAGATGTACCAAGTGTAGCCATTGCACTAACATTAGATGATGTACCTAATAACCCCATATCTGTTACTACAGCACTTGTTCCAAGTAATCCCATTGCAGTTACATTTGCAGAGGTTGCTAATAAATCCATGTCAGTTACTACTGCTGAAGTACCAAGTAATCCCATATCTGTAATAACACCAGAAACACCAAGTAATCCAATTTCTGTTGCTTTACTAGCTACTGCTGTTACTGAAGAATCTATACCACCTACAATATTAACATTTGCAATATTGTTTGCTACAACTTCTATTTCAGAAGTTGCTTCGTTTAAATCGTCTGCAACAGTTTCTACTTCACTGACTGCTTCAGCTAAATCATTTGCAACTGCAACTACTTTTGCAATATCTGCTGCTACTGCATTTACTGAACCTATGTTTGTTGCTACTAAATTTATATTAGTTGCATTTGAATGAACTCCAGATACAGCTGTTGAAATACTTGAAACATTTGAAACTGCAGAGGCTATTCCTGCTATTGTTTGTATATCAGTTATATCTTGAGCAAATTCTAATCCATTACCAGAACTATTTACTGATAATACTTTATTAGCTGCAAGGTTTGGAAAAGTAATATTAAAAGTATTTGCTGTTGTTGCTGCAGCTCTAGGAGAAAATTTTAAATCTCTTTCTACTTGCTGGATCATAGCAATAATTTTATCTAATTCAGTATTTAACGAGTCAATTTGAAATGCACCAGAAGTTGGAAAGTCTGTAGATCTTGCTACAGCTAAATCTCTATAAATTGTAATAACATCGTTAAGGGTAGCCCCTCCCCCTAATGTAATTGATCCACCACCAGAAACTGCTGCACCTGTTACTGAATATTGTGAAGCTGATGAAGGTGATGCATTGTATGATAATTGTGTACTACCATTAAATACTTTAATATCAGAAACAGTAAAAAATTCAAAAGGTACAGAAAAACTAGTCTGTCCAGATGTTGCAGTATATTGAACACGAGGTTCAGTATCAGAAATAGTAATAGCCATTTATTATTTTAATCCTTTTTGTATGTCGTCAAACAACCAATCGAGATACCATACATTCTGCCAAGGAATTAACCTACGCACATTTTTTGCTGTGTGATGGTTATACTTACCACCTGCAACATCATACATGATGTCAAAGATATTATAAATTTGTCCTCCAGATGGGCCAAGTATTGTTCCCATTTTCCATCTTGTAGATGAACCATATGGTTTACCTGCACCTAGTAATGGTGAAATTCCAAATCTATTATCTGTTAAAGTTTCTATTGCTTTATTAACGTCACTATAAATTCCTGCTAAACCAGATCTATCAAAAGCATTTATTAATTTTTCTGATAAAGATAGTTTACCATAATCTCTGTTAAATCTATATTTGTGATACAAACCATCAATCATCATTCCAGATCCAAGTAACAACATAGAACCAAATAAAAAATCAGCATCACGTTCTTGCATACCTCTTAATAAAATTCTTTGAGATGCTGCTGCTGCAAATTTTTTAAACTGAGCTATAGTTGATCCTAATTCTGTACTCATCCATAAAGCTGTGTCGCCTTTACCTGGAGTTACAATAGTAATATTAATATCTTTATTTAATGCTGCACCAAAAGCTTTTTTAGCTGCATCATCTGTCCATTCAGATGTACCTGCAATAAAGTTATGTTTTAATTTTGTACCATGAGTTTCAAATTGTACTGCTATTCTNNTAGCCATTTGTTCATCAATACCAGAACTAGCTAAAGCTGTTTTCCATTTATCAGATAAACCACCTTTACCCCATTTAATAGAGTCTTCTATAATTCTAGAACCAATAGTAACTGATGCCATAGATTTTGCCATTTCAGTCCATCTAGACATAAGGTTAATATACATAAAGTTAAACTGAGAAGTTTTACCCATTGCACTTTCCATCTTGTTTACAAAACCAAACATATCTGATGGCATATCTGCAAATAACATAGCTCTTTGGTTAGTAATTAGATCAACTGCTTCGCCCCAAGATTGAGCTTCTTTTTTACCTAATTTAAAAATAGATCCACCACTTATAGAATCTGCTAACATTTCAAATTGTGTTTGAAATCCTCGTTTAATACCAGAAGTCATAACAACTCTAGCTGCGTCTGGTATTGCTGCTGCAAATCCAGTAAGCATAGTTAATGCATTATAATGTTTCATTGTTCTCATAGCTACAGAAGTCCAATGATGAGGGTTAGATGGTAAACCATAAGTACCTCTAAGTAATTCTACTGCTGCTTCTAGATCACCTAATACTTGATTTTTTTCTTTAACTAGAGCTAACCTTTTTGCTTTGTTTTGAGTAAAGCCAATTTTCATATTATATTCTGCTGCTACTTGTAACAGTCCAGGCTCAGTCATAGACTCAGCTTCAGATACATATTTGTACCCCATACCAGATGTATCTCCGTATTTTTTAGTTAATAAAATATCTGGTACTATTTGTCTGTAGTATGCTTTTTGTAATGCAAAAATATCATTACCAATCATACCTGCATCTAATAAAGCTAATTGTGCTTCTGCATCTAAGTTTAAATTTCTAGCTTTACTTGC